CTTTTGTATAATCTCCTGGACCTAGCACAGTTTCATCTACTAAGTCATAATCACGTTGCCAAATACGTACTAGCATTCGACCAGATTCTACATAAAATCCGTTCCATTTATATCTATGCAAATGCTTACTACAAACACCGCCCTCTTCCATTTCAATACGATGAAACTCTAGTGCATTGTTTGCTTCAATCAGTTGTGTGGTTCCCCAAATTTTTCCAGCGATCATTCCATATCCTTGCATCTGTTGGTGTATTAATTTCAATACCGTTAAATTCTGTTTTGAGACACCCTATGTCCCATCCTGCTTTTAACCATCTTAGTTGTTCTAGTTTTTCTACATCTTCTTCTATTGGTTTATCTAATGACAAATACATTTCAAGTGCATTGCGTCGATATCCGTATATACCCAAATGCCAATCTCCGTACCCTGTCATGCCTCTGCCAAACCATAGTGAACGGTCCCCAGCGCGTATCATTTTTACAGTGTTTGGGTCTTTTTGTTTATCTTCAGGCAATTCTGCGAACATAGTTGTTACATTATAATGTTGTAAATGCCAGTTACATTTTTCTATCATATCTGGTGTAACATCAGGCATGTCGCCTTGTACATTAATAAAAGCATCATAACTATCGAATAGTGTACTTCTTATTGCATCAGCACATCTTTCGGTTCCGTTTAAATAACTAGTTGATGTGATAAATGTTTCTGCACCCGATGCTTTTGCTGCTTGTGCAATTATTTTTTTATCAGTTAAAACAAACGTATCGAGTCCTGTACTTTGACATGCTTCGACTACTCGCTGAATCATTGTCTTGTCGCCAAGTCGAGTAAGTGGTTTACCAGGAAATCTGGTTGAACCATATCTAGCTGGAATAAGAATAGCGGTGGATATCATCTACAACCTTTTCAAAATCACCTAGATACAACATATTCGGTCCATCGCTTGGTGCTTCATTTGGGTTTGGGTGAACTTCTAATAAAAAATCAGTGATGCCCAAGACACTAGCAGCGCGAGCCATGCCAGGCACATAAGCACGATTACCCCCACTGCTATCTCCTCGTCCTCCAGGTTTTTGTACAGAGTGTGTCGCATCGAATACAATCGGTACGTTATAATTATCAAGCATATACTGTAAGCCAGTAAAATCAACCACAAGAGTGTTATATCCAAAGCTAGTTCCCCTTTCTGTAATCCAAACTTCTTTAGCATTTTCTGTTTTTGACAGAATGCCTTTTACATCCCAAGGTGCTAAGAACTGTCCTTTTTTAATATTTACAATTTTATTCGTAGCACATGCTGCGCGTATTAAATCTGTTTGCCTACATAAAAATGCAGGTATCTGATAAACGTCTACAGCATTAGGATGCCATTCTTCTAAAATCTCAATATCTGTCGTTTCGTGTACATCTGTAAGAATTTTTAATCCTAGAATTTTTTCTTTGATAGATTTAAAATCTTTCATAGTAGGTATTAGACCAACTCCACGTTTGCCTGATATGCTTGTGCGATTTGCTTTGTCAAAACTTGCCTTAAAGATATATTCAATATCAAATAAATCACAAACACGTTTACACTCTGTGGCAATTTCTAAACTTTGTTCTAGTGACTCGTGTTGGCACGGTCCTGCAATAATTCTCATCCAAAATCAAAAAGACTTTCAAACGTAGTCTTATCCTCTGCTTTACTTAAATCAATATCCAACACACCTAGTAGGTTTTCAATCTTTTTAGTGATAATAGTATCTTCCATATCATCGTCCGCAAATGGTAAATCTCTGAACCAATCTGGTACGTTGGCAAGGTCGGTTGGATAACCAATACTAGTGAACCCCATAGGATTAGACTTGAGTTTACAAACAATAGTTTTCATGCCATCCACAATATCAATGCTATACCTATCACCATTTATTTCCTTTAAACGGTTGTAGTTGATCGCGGCACGAACGTGTCCGGGCATATTTGCTTTCTTTTTAAAAACTTCTACCCCGCCTTTTTTCTCCCATTCAAGACTTTTGTAGTATGTGAGTTTGTTAACACGTTTTGGTGTTCCCTTTTCCCAAGCTGGCATTTCTCTAAATTCTCTGCGGAATTCAATTATACGCTCAATGATTTCTTCTTCATTTGTACCTGTTAGAGTTTTGAGTAACAACTCGCTAAGAAAGTCCTGCATAAACGCAGGTGTATCGCTGCGCTTTAGGTCTAGACCCATCGCTTTTACTTTTCCTGGTTTTCCATTTTGGTCTTCGCGATAACCTTCATTGTCGTAAACAAGAATAGCATAACGTTTCTTTTTGATAAAGATACCTGCTAGAGCACAGACTTCACGACCTGCCGCAATAATCTTTCCTTGCTCTGAGTTCAGCACATTGTGTGCGGTTGCCATATAATCAGGAAATGTTTCATTTGCTTTGTCAGCAACAGTATCATATATTTCTGTTACGGTATCTTTGTTCCAATCAATCTCGCCTGATTCGATTTGTTGTTTGAATACAGGATAAGCACTGAAATACACAGAGTCAGTATCACCATACACGATTGTGTCTCCGCGATAATCATACTCGCCTGTAAACAATTCGTTTACTTTTGCTGCCATATGACGAGCAATACAGCGACCTGTTAGTGTTGTACTTTGACCCATTCGGTTGTCATTGAACCGTGAACCAGGATTGAGAACAGCGCCATATAGTGAGTTTAGGTTAATCTTTTTCACAAGTTGGCGTTTATCCCAAAAAGCAAACTGCTCGGCATCTTCGCCTTGTAGACTTTTTGCTTTCTTTTGCATCTCTTTGCGTTCAGCATACCATCTCTCAAGTAATCCGGGAATAATGCCCTTGCGTTCCTGATTGACAATGGTGCCGTTAGCAGTTAGAACCCATGGTTGATCACCTTCGAAAATGATAGAGTAAATTTCAGCGCCAGTTGCTTGGATAGTTTCTCCATTTTCGAAATCGATATACAATGGTCGCTGCGTATCTTTGTCCATAACTAGTTCATATTCGGGACAAGCAAATTTACCTTCCCATGCGTCTGCCACTTTCCAATCGTGTTCTTCTAGCATTGGAATGGTTAGAGTATGCCGAATTTGACCAACGATTGTTTCTGTGCTCAAATTACAACTTCGCAAAATACTTGGATAAAGCGAGTTCAAATCCATACTACCAATCCATTCATGAAACCCTTTTTTGGGAGTAGCAACATACGCACCTGCTGCTTGAACTTGTCGTGGATAATATGCTTGTATTTTATCATACTGCTTATCAGGAACAATCATTCCACGGCGATGTGCTTCATTAATGATTGCTTGGTCTGTAACAGCAACAGCACCCATAGTTGTTTGAACAAGAACTGTGTTGTCGTGTGCGATAACGTTTGCAAGGTCAATGAACTGTAGTTTTGCGTCTAGTTTAACGAGTAGTTCAACGTCTTGACGGTTATAGTCGATAAATGTATAAAAGTCATTATTGTATAGTTGGTCAAGTGTTCCTTCATATGCGACTTTCTTTTCGCCAAGTTCATATTCACCGATAGCATCCAAACTATACGAATGCATTTCATGGTATGTATACTTGATATACAGTTGCATATAGTCTAGATGGAGACGACCTACAGTATCATATGTTTCCTGTGCTTTTCCGTAACGTTCGAACCCTCGCTTTTTTGGGTATTTGTCCCAAAGACAGAACTCTCGTGTGCGCTCTTTTCCAAGAACACGCTTAACACGGTTAACCATATACGGAATATCGAAACCTTCACTGTTCCACCCCGTCATAACATCCGCATCGTCAATCAATTGAAGAAATGTTTCGAGCAATTCTTCTTCACTGTCCATGAGAAGTGTGTCATCAAACTTGTCACAAATTTCTCGTGCTGCTTCGGTTGTTAAGGTCTTTGGTTTAATGACTAGACAAATAGTTCGTTGTAACCAACTAAGATGAACAGCAATTGCTGTAACTGGATTGAAAGGGTCATCTGGCGGCGCAAACCCTACGTCTTTGTCGAAGTCAACCTCAATATCGAAAAATGCTGTGTTTAGTTTTGGAGGTTCTTGTCCAAGGTAATTATCAGCAAGGCACCGAAAAACAGGATTAACATCGCTTTCAAACAAGCGTTTATCGCTGTGTAGTTTCTTTTCTTTGGCAAACGACTTACCATTTGTACAAACTACACGCTCTAGTTTGTCGCCGAATATACTTTCGAATTTTCCACGTGGGTCAGGATAGTAAAGCAGATAACGAGCAGGATATTCTCTGTATACCCGCTTACCATTCTGACGTTCGACCACGTGGATAATATCTTTATCTCTATCAATCAGAGCATCAACATACATTAATGATCTTTGCCTACTGCTGCCAATACTTCTTCTAGTTCACTAAATCCTTCTGCGACTTTAGAAAACTCTTGTTTATACGCAATACGGATTGCTTTATTGATTGTCGCAGGTTTCATATCCAATTCCTCTGCGATTGCTGATACAGTATCTTTTAGACCGCCCTTTAGTGTTTCCACTTCGGCAGTTACTTGAATACCTTCATTGATAATTTGTTTAAGTTTTGTGATTTCACTATCACTAAAAGAACGTGACATGCTTACTCCTATGTTTATATTTTTTCAGTATATATCTATTAAACACGTTTGTCAATAGAAAACATTAGGATTC